CACAATTCGGGCATGGGTTTATTTGATCTATTCGTGCCAAAGGTTTCAGCTGCCGTTCCAGTCGAAGCCGCAAGCGTGGACGCCGCAGCAATCGCGCCGTATTATTCGGAAGTAGGAAATCTATTCCTATTTGGCGGCGTGGTTACTGCGTCGCGCGCTGAAGCAATGAGCGTTCCAACATGCGCCCGCGCATTGGGAATCATTCAAACAATTGGTTCGCTTCCAATGCACACACGCAATGAAGCAACGGGTGAAAAGGTTTCACAACCGCGCGTTATCAATCAACCTGACCCACGAATCCCAGGGGCGACATTTTGGGGTTGGATAATTTCAGATTTATTTTTCCACCCCGCTGCCTATGCCTACGTTATGGAACGATATGCCGACACGGGAAAAATTCGCGCAATGGAAAGAATTGCACCTGAGCGCGTAACAATTCAAACAACTGGCATGGGTTATGAAATCCAGTCATATCAAATTGACGGTGCTTACGTTGACCCGTCAAATTTAGTCGTATTCAATAACACGCAAGAAGGTTTGCTAAGTCGTGCAGGGCGCACAATCAAGGCAGCGGCAGCGTTGGAACGCGCAGCAATGAATTTTGCAAATGAACCAGTGCCACAAATGGTTTTGAAATCCAATGGCACATCATTGCCCGCAGATCGTGTTGCGAAATTGCTTAGCGCATGGCGTACGGCACGCAGCAACAAATCAACGGCATTTCTTAACGCTGACGTCACAATGGAAACAGTTGGTTATGACCCAAAGAATTTGCAGCTGAATGAAGCAAGAAATTACGTCAGTTTGGAATTATCACGCGCGTGCGGTTTGCCCGCATATTTCACAGATTCACAACAATCCAGTTTCACCTACTCCAACGCCTTAGACAAAAGGCGCGACCTGGTTGATTTCGCTTTCAGAAATTACATGACAATCATTGAACAACGTTTGTCATTTGCGGATTTCACACCCGCAGGAAATCGCGTGTCATTTGATTTGGACGATTTCCTACGCGGCAATCCTTATGAGCGCGCGCAGGTTTATGAAATCTTAAATCGTATCGGCGCAATGTCGGTCGAAGAAATACGCGAGGAAGAAGACATGCTGCTATGAAAAAAGTCGTCACACCAATGCAGATCACCGCGGCAGACTCAAACAGTCGCACAATATCAGGGCGCATTGTGACATTTGAGGAAACTGGAAACGCCTCAATTGGCAAGGTGCAATTTGCAGCGGGTTCAATCGAACCAACCGCCGTTTTGCTCAACCTTGAACATGACCGCACACGTCGAATTGGCAAAACACTTTCAATCGAATCAAATGAACAAGGCATTGACGCAACATTCAAAATTGCTGAAACAACCGCTGGCAATGACGCATTGGTCGAAGCGCAGGAAGGTTTGCGCGACGGTTTCAGCGTTGAAGTTTCATTTGACGAATACGAAACATTGAAAGACGGCACAGTTCGCATTCTTATGGGTGAATTGACTGGCGTCGCATTAACTTCAGAACCAGCCATTCGATCAGCCCGCGTCGAAACCGTTGCAGCAACAGAGGAAGAAGAAAACACCGAAGTTTCCGATTCAACAATTGAAACGGAAGAAACACCAACAAACGAAGGAGACGAAGTGGACAACACCGTCACACAAGCGGAAGCCGTTGAGACGGTAGAAGCCGCACAGTCAGTAACCGCAGCCGCACAAAAGGTCGGCGGCTGGAAGGCAACACCACGCATTGAAATCACCGCTGCGAAGTACCTAGAGAATAAGGTTCTTGCTGCAACAGGTGACGAGACTGCACGTCAGTATGTTTTAGCAGCTGACAACACAACAGACAACGCAGGACTTGTTCCAACACGTCAGTTGAGTGAAGTTATCAACGGACTATCAACAACAATTCGCCCAAGCATTGAAGCCATTTCACGCGGCACATTGCCTGATGCGGGCATGACCTTCGAAATTCCGAAAATTACAGTTGCCCCAACAGTTGCAGTTGTAGCAGAGGACGCAGCATTTTCAGAGACAGATCAGAACAGCGCGTTCCTATCAGTGGACGTCAAGAAGTTCGCGGGTCAGCAGAAATTTTCTGTAGAATTATTGACACGCACGTCTCCATTGTTCTATGACGAGTTATTGCGCAACATGGTTGCTGCCATGGCTAAGGCACAGGACGCATACGCGAACGCACAGTTGGTTGCAGGCGCAACCGCTGACGGCACAGGAATTGCAACATACCCAACCGCAGCTGAGTTGCTTGGTGTTGTTGCACGTGGTTCAGCAAGCGTTTATGCAGCAACTGCGGGTCTTGCAAATCCATTTGCACGCAACATTCTGGTCAACACTTCACAGTGGTCAAACCTAATGTCACTCAACGTGGACGGACGCCCTATCTACAACGAAGTGACAAACCCAATGAACCAGCCAGGTTCAGCGACACCAACTTCACTTCGTGGACGTGTTGCAGGTCTTGATCTATACGTCACCGCAAACACGGCTGCGACAACAGATACAGACGATTCAATCTTGATCATTAACCCTGACGCATACACATGGTACGAAGGGACTTCATACCAGTTACGTGCAGAATCAACCGCTGACGGTTCAATCACAGTCGGCGTTTATTCATTCGGCGCAGTTGCGACAAAGATCGCAGCAGGCGCATTCGGTGTGAACAAGTCATAACCGAAAACAACTAATCATGCGGCGGGTTCTCCCGATCTCGCCGCAGCAGATCGAAAGGAACGCTCATGCCTAGTATTGTCACCGCCAGTCAATTGCGAACAGTGCTAGGCGTGAGCGTATCTTTATACTCAAACGAGTATTTAGACGAAATCATCAACACCGCCGAAGCCGTGATTTTGCCCATGCTGGTGGCAAACACTTCAGCAATTCAGTCATACAAACTTGAATCCAATGTTGCTTATTTCTACACCGAAAGAAATCATCATTTTGTGGCAGGTCAATCAGTCATTGTGACTGGTCTGCCAGCACCATTCACCGCGACACATACCGTCGTGACTGCAACGCCTTATTCGTTCACCGCTGCATTGACTTCATCAAATGTCACATTGCGCGAGATCATTCCAATGGGCACTGCAACACTTCAGGGCTATTCAGCAGCTGATTTATACGCAACCAGCGCACCAATCGAATCTGCAATTTTGGCAGTCAGCGTGGAAGTCTTTCAATCACGCGTTGCCGCTGGTGGACAGATCGAGGGCGTGGACTTTACTTCGACGCCGTACCGCATGGGGCGCAGCCTGACCAACCGTGTTTCAACATTGCTAATGCCATTTTTGGACGTGGAAACGGTCGTTCAATAAGTGACCGCCAATGCCGTTTCCGATACACGCGCAGCCTTAGCAAACGCCTTCAGTGCGCTATCTGCGAACGTGTACCCAAGCGTTCCTGAATCGCCAATCCCGCCCGCCATTGTGGTCGTGCCTGATTCGCCTTACATGGAAATTGTTCTCATTGGCAAGGCGTCAACAAAGGTCAAAATCAATTTTGCAATCACTGCCATTGTTGCTTCCAATAGCAACGCAGGTTCACTTGATAACCTGGAAAAACTCATCATGGGAATTCTTGCGGCAATGCCCGCAGGATACGTTGTTGGACAAATCGAAAAGCCGACGGTCTTAGAAGTAGGGCAGTCACCAATGCTTGTCGCCGACATCAACGTTTCGACGTACTACACACAGACAACTTAGGGGACAAAATGCCAACGACAATCATTACTGGTCGCGATTTAGTCGTGACCATTGCAACCGTTAACTATGACGCGCAGGCGACCAGCGCGGTTCTAGCCAACTCACCAACAGTCGAGACATACCAAACACTTGACGGCAAGGCTTACAAGCACATTGACGATCAGTGGACATTTGACATTTCAATGCTGGCAGACTGGGGCGCGTCAGGTTCATTGTGCGAAGCACTATGGACTGCATGCGAAACTGCGCCAAATACAGTTTTGGCAGTTTCATTGACTGCCGTTACTGGTGCAGTCTTTACATTCAACGTCATGCCAGTATTCCCAGCAGTCGGCGGGTCAGCACCTGACGCACAGACCGTTGACCTATCATTCATTGTGGTGGGAACACCAACTGAGAACTTCAGCTAATAAACAACTAATCGGGAGACAAAATGAAACTACCAATAACAATTGAATACAACGACGGGGTGCAGGCTACGTACACGGCTGCACCACCTGAGTGGGTTAAGTGGGAGAAGCACACGGGGAACACGATTTCCCAGGCACAGGAAAAAATCGGGATTTCAGACCTGGTCTTCCTTGCCTATCACGCCATGAAGCGCGAAGCCGCTGGGAAGCCAGTCAAGCCAATCGAAGCATGGACGGAGACAATCTCCGAAGTGATCGTCGGTGAAGCAAACCCAAAAGCCACCCAGTCGGAAGCCTTAGCAGAATAATTTGGGAGATAGCCCTGGCGACGGGGCTATCACCAAATGAGTTTGAAAGTGCCGAAGACATTTTGACGGTCATTGAAATTTTAGAAAGGCGGGCAAATGGCGACTGACGCGATCAGTTATGACAAAGCGGAATTGCGCGCCATAACCCGTTCCTTCAAAGCAATGGACGAAGAAGCAACCAAGCAGGCGAAAGTCATCAGCAGCGAATTGGCAGACTATGTGCGTTCAAGCGTGATCGACGCTGCGGCAACCAGCAACACAAATCAGACTGCGAAGGTCAGAATTGCCACTGGTGCGAAAGTTTCAAAGTCATCAAAAATTGGTGAGATCAGCTACGGATTCGCGCAGCAAAAGTTTTCAGGGGGCGGCACGACGCAGCAATTGTGGGCGGGTAACGAATTCGGTTCAAATACAAAGAAGCAATTTCCAGTGTGGTCAGGTCGCGAAGGTCGCGGTTCACGCGGTTGGTTTATCTATCCGACATTACGCAGAATCCAACCTGAGATCGTCAAGCGTTGGGAAAACGCGTTCGTCAAAGTTGTGAAGGAGTTTGACTAATGGCTGGCAGTCGTACCCTTAAACTTTCGATTCTTGGTGACGTTGACAATCTCAACAAATCGCTGAAGACCGCTGGCAAAGACGTCGAAACCTTCGGCGACAAAATGGGCAAGGTCGGCAAAATGGTTGGCGCGGCGTTTGTTGCCGCTGCTGCTGCTGCTGGTGCATACGCAATCAAAATCGGCGTCGAAGGCGTCAAGGCTGCCATTGCTGACGAAAAGGCACAGACACAATTGGCGTTGGCGTTGGAAAATGCCACGGGCGCAACACAGGCACAAATCGCAGCAACTGAACAATCGATTCTTCAAATGTCATTGGCAACTGGTGTTGCTGACGACGAATTGCGCCCTGCGCTTGGTCGCTTGGTTAGATCGACGGGCGACATCACAAAGGCGCAAGACTTACTTTCAACCGCACTGGACATTTCAACCGCAACGGGCAAGCCGCTTGAAACAGTTGCGAACGCGCTGGGCAAGGCGTACGACGGCAACACCGCGTCATTGGGCAAATTGGGCATTGGTCTTTCAGCTGCTGAATTGAAAACCATGAACTTCACACAGGTTCAGGGCAAACTTTCAGATTTATTTGGTGGGGCTGCTGCCCGTAATGCGGACACGTACGCGGGACGCATTGCAAGAATGCAGGTCGCCTTCGACGAAGCGAAAGAAACAATCGGTTTTGCATTGTTGCCAATTCTTGAAAAAGTCATTAACTTCATCAACAAGAATGCATTGCCAGTCATCAATGCATTTTCAGGCGCATTCAGTCTCAACGGCAACGGGCTTGGTGGAGTCATTACAACCGTTGGCAACATCATCACCAACATTTTCACGCCAATCATCAACGGCTTGATCAAAGCATTCGGTTACATCAAAAGCGCAATTGGTGACAACCTAGAAACTTTCAAAGAATTTGGCGGATACATTCAAACCTATCTTGCGCCAATTATTGGAAATTATTTGGGCGCAGCATTGACAATGGCAGGGCGAATCGCCGGTGGTGTCATTGACGTTATTGCAGGCGTTGTCAAAGTTTTGAACGGTTTGATTTCGGGTGCGGTCACAGGTATCAATGCGCTGATTTCCGCCTACAACGCAATTCCATTTTTGCCAAACGTCGGCAAAATTTCAGTGCCGTCGGTAAGCATTCCAGCGGTTTCAGTACCTTCAACAAAATCAACAACCGCGTCAACATCATTGCCAGCATTTACACCGTCAACAAGCGGGACAACGACCACGTCAAGCGGGGGCGGTGTTTCAACGGCTGCAAAGGTTGCTGCAACTGCCGCTGCCGCTGCGACGAATGTTGTTTCAGGCAACTTCAACCCTGGTTCATTCAGAATGGGTGAAGAAAAAGACCGTGTCGGCACAACGATCAACTTGACCGTGACTGGTGCATTTGACAAGGAAGGCACTGCACGCACAATCGTGGACACGTTGAACAATTCCTACTATCGCGGCACAGGCGGCGCAACTAACCTGCAAATCGCATGACGCAGTGGAATCCAATTTGGAAGGTTGAAATCGACGGTGTTTCGTACACCAACGCGGTTTTGGCAAATCTTGCTATTCGCAGCGGTCGCACAAACATTTATGAGCAGGCGCAGGCAGGCTATGCCAACATTCAGCTGATCGACCTTGCCCAATCCACAATCCCAGTTTCAATCAATAGCAGCATTTCAATTGAAGTGCAGGACACGTCAGGCACCTACGTTCCCATTTTTGGCGGCAGCGTGGTTGACATTGTTGTCGAAGTCCGCGACGTGGGTTCGACGGCATTCACCCAGACTTATTCGATCACGGCATTGGGCGCATTATCCCGACTTCAAAAAGCCTTGACCGACGGGGTTTTGTCGAAGGATTTTGACGGCGATCAAATTTTGTCATTGTTGACTGACTTGCTTGTCAACTCATGGAATGAAGTGCCAGCGGCATTGACCTGGGCAACCTATGACCCAACCGTCACATGGGCAAACGCTGAAAACACTGGGTTGGGCGAAATCGACACACCAGGCGAATACGAGTTGCAGGCGCGATCATCAGAACGCACAAACGTGTATTCGCTGGTTTCAGCCCTGGCAACTTCGGGGCTTGGTTACATTTACGAAAACGCCCAGGGGCAAATTTCTTACGCCGACGCCACGCACCGCAGCCAATACCTATCAACAAACGGATACGTCGATCTCACTGCCAATCAGGCACGTGCGGCAGGGTTGCGTGTGGAAACCCGCGCAGGCGACGTACGAAACCAAATAACGATTCAATACAAAAACGGTCAAGAAGCCAATGCCAGCGACGCCGTTTCAATTTCGACGTACGGCAATCTTGGTCAGATCATTTCGACAACCCTTGAAAATACGGTGGACGCTGAATACCAGGCTGATTTCTATTTGGCATTGAGAAAAGACCCGCAGGCTATTTTCAGCGAAATCACGTTCGACTTGACCAATCCTGAAGTGGACGACACAGACCGCGACAATTTGCTGAACGTGTTCATGGGGCAACCAGTGGCGATCAATGACCTGCCTGCCAACATGGGTTCGATCTTTCAGGGGTTTGTCGAAGGCTGGTCGTTCCAGGCTGGTTACAACACACTTTCAATTTCATTGATCGTTTCGCCAACTGCCTATTCATTGCAGGCATTGCAGTGGGACGAAATCGCAAACACTTTCACGTGGTCAAGCGTGTCGCCGACACTTGACTGGGCACGTGCAACAATTATCACCTAAGAAGGAGACAACCTATGACGAACCCGACCACCCCCTTTTCGTGGCAAATGCCGACGGCGAGCGATCTCGTCACGGACTTGCCTGCTGATTTTGAAACATTTGGTCAAGCCGTTGCAACTTCAATGGCTGACTTGCTTGGCGGCACAACTGGTCAGGTTTTGTCTAAGGCGTCAAACACTGACATGGACTTCACATGGGTGACTTCAGACGACGCAAACGCAATTCAAAACGCGATCGTTGACGCCAAAGGAGATTTAATTTCGGCGACAGGTAGCGACGTTCCAGCCCGTCTACCAGTAGGCGCGGATTATAGATTTTTGCAAGCACTTTCAAGCGAAACTACTGGACTGAGTTACGGCGGTGCTTGGACTTCATTCACGCCAAATTTGGCAAACATGGTTAAAGGAAATGGAACAACAACTGGAAAGTATTTAAGAGTTGGAAACATTGTTTTTGTTTATTGGGATTTTGTTTTGGGTTCGACCAGTTCAATTTCTGCAAATCCTTTTATTACACTTCCAATCGGTACGACTAGCATGACTGCTTATTCAGGCACATGCACTTATTTGGATTCAGGTACTAATTTATACGGCGGTAGAATTGAACTTGCTGGTGGAAATGGTTGTTTTCTTTTAGTTGATAAGGTTTCAGGTACTTATTTAGAACCAGCAATCAATCTAAGTTCAACAGTCCCAATGACTTGGACGACAAACGACAAAATGACAATCTATTTCTGGTATGAGGTGGCATGATGACTTTTACATTTAACCCAAGATTTCCCGATGCTACAAATGAGCAAAAATGGGAACAAATCAAATTATGGCGTAACGCTGAACTTGTTCGCACAGACTGGACAATGCACACAGACGCACCAACTGACAAAGTTGCGTGGGCTGCGTATCGTCAAGCATTGCGCGATCTACCTGCACAGGGTGGAAAAGCCGAAGACGCAGAATTCCCGACTGCGCCATGATTTACCCGCAAGGCACAAATGCCCGCCTGATCGAAGTCGCAGCAGCTGAAGTTGGCACAATTGAAGAAGGCGACAACCTGACCAAATACGGCAAATTCACGAAGGCTGACGGGTTGCCCTGGTGCGGTTCATTTGTCAATTGGTGTGCAGCGCAGGCAGGCGTCAAAATTCATTCAGTTGTTTCAACCGCAATCGGCGCACACAAATTCAAAGAGATTCAACGCTGGTCAGGCATACCGCAGTTGGGCTACCTGGCATTCATGGATTTTCCACATGACGGCGTTGACCGCATTTCACACATTGGAATTGTTGTTGGGCTGATCGATTCAAAGACATGCTTGACGATCGAAGGCAACACCAGCGGGACAGGCGACCAACGCAACGGCGGCATGGTAATGGTGAAAATTCGTTCATACGGTGAAGGCAAGGAAATTGTCGGTTTCGGCATTCCAAAGTTTGTGCCGTACAAGGGCGAATTTCCAAAGATCGAAATACCTACAACGGCAGCGAAGCCAAAGAAGGAGACAAAAAAATGGTCGAAGCCAAAGC